GAAGCAAAGAAAAAAATTGAAGATGAAAAAGCTGAACTTAAAAAACCTTCAAAACAAGTAGAAGAAGATGCTGAAAAGAATTTTGACTATGAGGATAAGAAAAATCCTAATAATTTAATTTTCGATCAGATTATGAAAGGATACTATACTGAAATGAAGGATCCTAAAAATGAAAATAAAACAATGGAACAATTAAAAGCCATTGTAATTAAAAATCTTGAAAAAAATCCTATATATTATACTGAAAAAGGTCAATTCGGTGTAAAAGATTTAGGATACACAATAGACCATCCTGGTTTAGGTGAACCGAAAGAACCCAAAGGTAAATATAAATCATCCGGGTATGGTAATTTAAATGAAAACCTTACAACATCTATTGGCCGAAACTACCCAGGAGAACTTGAAGGAGAATATGAAGGAGAATTACAAAAAATGTATGGGTTTGATATATATGATAGTTTAAAAGATATCCTTGATATATCTAACTCTGAAGAAGATTTTATAAATAAAATAACATATTCACTTACAGACGAAACTAATACTTTACCTAAAAATACTGAAAATAAACTAAGAATATGGTACAAAAACAACACTTTAAATTTAGCTGAATTTAAATTACGTAAAGTAATACGTGAAATGATTGATTCTGAATTAGAAGAAATAATTAGAATTAATCCTATAAAAGGACCCGGAGGTAGACGAAAAATACCTACAAGTTATCTTTTACCTGATTCAATTATTAATAAACTTAACCTAAGCAACCCTGGACCTAATGCCCCTACATATGATGAATCAGTACAGATACCTCATATTAAAGTGTTTTCTAAAGGGGATGAAGTATTTCTTTATATATCTGATCTATTTTATATAGCTTTAAAAGGAATAACAAGAGGTAGATCTACTAGAGAACAAAATACAGCAAAAGCTACTTTACAGAAAATGCAAGAAGACTTTACAGAAAAAGATTGGTCTGCAATTAGAGCCCTAATTAAGAAATTTGTTATTGACCAAACTACAGAAGTACCAGTTAAAGGAAAAATAAGACTATATCATGAAATTGATTTTCCTGAAGGATATTCATTAAAAAGAATGGATGATGGGATAATGATAGATCTCCCCCCATATAAACCTGAAGAGTTAACTGAATCTAAACTTAGACACATAATAAGAGAAAATGTACAAAAAGAATTAGCTGAAATTAATAAATTAGCTGAGTATGAAGTATATGAGTCTAAGCTAGCTAAAATTGAAGAATTAATTGAAAAGAAATGTTCACAACTTCAAAGGCTTGATGAAGATGAAGATTTAAAAGCTTTAACAGATGGTAAAAAAGTTAAAGAACTAAAAAAAGATGTTAAAATTTTAGAAAGAGCTAAAGCTAAAATTGAAAAAGTACTTGCTAAAGAAGCTAAAAAAATTAAATCTATTCCTAAAAAGGAAGTAATTGATGAAGATGAACCTCTTGATGAAGCAAATCTAGATGAAGATTCTATCTCTCAAACCCTCGGGGACCCAAAAGCTAAAGATAATACACAAGATATGCTTGATGCTTTATCAAAAATAGATAAACTTCAATTTAGTAACCTTGAAGAAGAATCTGAAAATGAATAAACAACTCTTAATAGAAACTAGACAATTTAAACCTAACCCTGTTCGACTTATAGAAGGATTAAACAGGGGTGGTAATGTATTTGTTGAAGGTATTTTAGCTACTGTTGAAGTAAAAAACGGTAATGGTAGATATTATAAAAAAGAGTTATGGGAACGTGAAATTGAACATTTCCAAAAAAAGATAGAACAGAATTCAACTGAAACTTGTGGTGAATTAGACCATCCTGATTCTCAAATAATTAATTTAAAAAATGCATCACATGCTATTAGAGAATTATGGTGGGATGGAGATGAAATTAGAGGTAAAGTTGAAATTTTTTGTGATCAAGGACCTCTTGGAACTGAATCTGGACGTATAGCGGGTGCATTAGTTAAAAATGGTTTAATTATAGGTATTTCATCTCGTGGAATGGGATCATTAAAACAAATGGGTGAAGTAATGGAAGTACAAGATGACTTTGAACTACTCACATGGGACTTAGTATCTAACCCTTCTAACCCAGACTCTTGGATGAAAACAGGACAATTGAATGAGTCAAGAACTACATATTTAGACAAATATGCACGCACAAATTCAATAATTACTGAAATACTTTGTGCAAAGGGTACATGCCCTATACTTTAAATGCGACTTTAAAGACTCTTCATATATGTATATGAGAATATGCCACGATCTTATGTGGTATCGTAATTAATTATTCTATTACGTTTTTTAAATAAACGTATTTTCCCAACAAAATAAAATTTAGGAAAAAATGGCAACAAACAGAGATTTGCTTAAAGAAGCAATCGCAGATGCTAAAGCTGTTAAAGAAATGGCAATAGCAAACGCTAAAACAGCTCTAGAAGAAGCCTTTACACCTCGTTTAAAAGAAATGCTTTCTGCTAAAATTCAAGAAATGGAAGATGATGATACCATGGAAGAAGGAAAAGAAGAAATGGATGAAATGTCGGATGACAAAGATTCTATGAAAGAAGAAGAATTAGACGAAGTGGAATTGGAAGAAATCTTAGCTGAATTAGAAAAAGAAGAAAAAATGGATGAAACACTTAATGAAGCCGAAGAAGAAGAAGAGGTTAAAATGGATGATGACGAAGAATCTGAGGAAGAAAAAGGTGAGCCACTTGATCTTGAAGACATGACTGATGAAGATCTAAAAAAGATGATTGAAGATGTTATCGCTGACATGATTGAAGCTGGAGAGCTTGAAGCAGGAGAAGGCGAAGCTGAAGAATCAGGTATGGAAGATATGGATATGGAAATGTCTGATGAAGAAGAGGTTGATTTAACAGAATTGTTAAGAGAAATCGAAGAAGAAGTTGAAGCTGAAGAACTTTCCGAAAGGAAAAAATACGGTGGAAAAAAAGGTGATGTTCCTGCTTCTAAACGTGGTGATAAAAAAGACACTGCTGAAGAAGAAGGAGTAGAAGATTATAAGAAAAAGCTTAAAGAAGCTACACTTAAAATTGAATCTTTAAAAAACCAACTTCAAGAAAAAGATCTTCAATTAAACGAAGCTGTTAGAGAAACTAATGCAACTAATTTATTAAATGCAAAACTTCTTTACACAAACAAAATTTTCAAGTCTAAAAACTTGAATGAAAGTCAAAAAGTAAAAGTATTGGAATCGTTTGACAAAGCAAATACAACTAAGGAAGCTAAGTTAGTATACGAAACTTTAAATGAAGGTTTAAAAGTTAAAAAGAATACTATTAAAGAAAACTTAGGTAGAGCTTCAAAAACGACCACAGTACCAACAACTAAAAAACCAATTGTTGAATCTAACGACGTGTTTGCTAGAATGCAAAAATTGGCAGGTATTATTAAATAATTTAAAAACGACAAAAACAAAAACAAATGTCAACACTTAATTCATTACTCGAAAACTCTGCTAATGGTTGGAAAAACATGCAGAGCGATGCTGCTAAGATGGCATCAAAATGGGGTAAAACCGGATTGTTAGAAGGTCTTGGAAACGAGATTGAAAAAAACAATATGGCTTTGATCCTCGAAAACCAAGCTAAACAGCTTGTAACTGAAGCATCTGCTACTAACCAAGGCGGTGGTACTTTTTCAGTTGGACAAGGTGAGCAATGGGCAGGAGTAGCTCTTCCATTGGTAAGAAAAGTATTTGGTTCTTTATCAACTAAAGAATTCATGTCTGTTCAACCAATGAATCTACCTTCTGGTCTTGTATTTTTCCTTGATTTCCAATATGGACAAGAAAAACAATTAAACTTTGGACCTGCAGGTGATGTTTATACAAACAACGCCTCTATGTATGGTGATACTAACCCAGCTAATGGTGCTGACCCATCAGGTGGTCTTTATGGTGCTGGTAGATTTGCTTACTCAATCAACCAAAAATCAGCTTCATTGACTGGTACTATTTCAGAAGCTACTTGGGCACAAGTTGATTACGATGCTGAACTTTCAGCTTCAATTGCAGGTGGTACTACTTATTCAGCTGTATCTATTGATATGAGTTCATTAACAGGTTCAGGTGCTACTAATCCAGACTTTAAAGGTGTAAGAGCATTTACAGCTACTTCAGCTTCTATTGCTACTACAGCTACTATTCGTCCACAGTATACTTCTGTTAACGAATCTACTGGAACAGTAACATTTATCCACGAAGTATCTTCAGCTTCATTTGCTGATTTGAGTGAACCATTCTATGTAACATATAATATTCAGCCAGCTGATAATAACAGAGGTGATTTTGAAGATGCTAGCGGAGCTGGTTTCCCAAATGCTGCTTCTGCTGCTGATATCGCAATCCCTCAGATTGATATCAAAATGAAATCTGAAGCTATTGTTGCTAAAACTCGTAAGTTGAAAGCACAATGGACACCAGAATTCGCTCAAGATTTGAACGCTTACCAATCTTTGGATGCAGAAGCGGAATTAACTTCAATCATGAGTGAGTATATTTCATTAGAAATTGATTTGGAAAACCTAGATATGTTGATCCAAGACGCATCAGCTGCTGATGAGTACTGGAGTGCTAAAAACAATAACTATCTAAATGCTAATAAAACAGCTTGGGATACGGATCTTGGATTCTTTAACACACAAGGTGGATGGTTCCAAACTCTTGGAACTAAAATGCAGAAAGTATCTAACAAGATTCACCAAAAGACTCTTAGAGGTGGTGCTAACTGGTTAGTATGTTCTCCTTCAGTTGCTACAATCCTTGAATCAATCCCAGGATTTGCTTCA